GCATGCAGTGCAAGTGCAAGGAAGACGTCCCCACAGGACTATGCTTCGAGCTGCACTGCACTCCAACGGCACAACAGCGCCCCCGTCACATGACGACACACTCAGGCATCCATCGGGCCTACAAGTCAGGCTCGCAAAAGGCCAATGAACGCACCTTGGAAGCGATGCTGATGCCACATGTGCCCAAAATGGCCCTGGAAGGGGCCTTAGAGCTCCAATTCGTGGCAAGCCTACCCGTTCCATCGTCTGTAACGAAACGTCAACGAGAGGCCATGTTATGTGGCAAAATTCGCCCAACGGTAAAACCAGACCTCGACAACGTGACAAAGCAGCTCAAGGACTCCATGACCCGTATGCACTTCTGGCATGACGACAAGCAGGTCGTGCGTATGGTCTGCGAAAAGGTCTACGCAGAATGCGGCATGTGGGCAGTGACTGTGCGTGTCATCGGCGAAGGGAGGCAAAAATGAACACATCTCACACGGCCCTGTCCGGCATGTCCTACGTCCAGGCCTGCCACATCTTCGGCAACGGCGATATCCACAAGGGCAGAGATCTGATCTTTTACCTGGCCGAACGCCTCCACATTGCACGCCAGAAACACCCCTGGCCTGAGCACGCATATGGCCCCTATCAGGCTCTTGGGGTCATCGGCGAAGAGTTCCACGAGCTGGAACAGGCTGTGCTCAAAGAAAGCCCTGAGCGTCAAAAATCAGAGGCTACAGATACCGCTATCTGCTGCCTGCGCTACATCATCGGGGAGCACATCGTGGAGGAAGGAGGCTAGCATGGCACGTCTCTCTGCAGCTCAGTGGGAAAAGGTCAGAGCCGACTACGAGGTCAGAGGCATCTCTATCCGAGAGGTCGCCAGAAAGTTCGGAGTCAGCGATGTGGCCGTCGGCAAAAAAGCCAGGGCTGAAGCCTGGATTCAGGGGAAAAGTTCGCACCTGGTCGAACGCAAAGTTAGCGCTTTGAAAGAAATTGCGAACATTGACGAGGAAAGTTCGCAATTTTCCAAAGTTGAGCAGATGACTATCGACAAAGTAGCCCGTGAACGACTGCGGGCGGAGGGTATACTGGCTGAACTGGACGTCGCTCTGGGGCGTAAGGCCATAGCCCTTCTTGCTGCCACAGAAAGCCCGGATGACGTGGAAACGCTCTCTCGTGTACGCAGGAATATCGCACCTGTACAGCCCAAGACCGCCTCAGAAACTACCGTCAATGTCAATCAGGCCCAACAGCAGGGGCAGGCTCAGATACAGGCCCTCAGTCCGCGTGATGCCCTGGCTGAGCTGGTGCGCAGATCACAAGCTATCGAAGCAGGGGGGGGATAAAATGGCAGAGTGGTATGAAGAGCTGGCTGCTCATAAACAAGAAAAATGGGAGCCAACTCAACTCTCCCCGGAAGATGAGGCAAAGTTTAAGGCGTACATCATGGCTTCGCCGTGGTTCGGGCAAATCAAAGAGTATGCTCTATTGGGAGGCGAAAACCTTACAGACGAACAGCTCTATGCGGATCTGACAGGCCCAAATGCAGACTACGATCTGCGTGGGGCGTGGGCCGAAGGAGTAGTGCCTCAACCTTACGAGCATGATGGCGGTACACTCCATTGGCCGTCAACAGCTCCGTCTGGGAAGATGCTAAAGTCAAACACACATCCTACTGCATGGATGGAGTTTTTTATGAGGCATGAAGGCGTTGACCCACATGAGCTAGGGTTGAGAACTGAAGAAGAAGCCATTGCATATACACAGGGTAAGCGGCGTGGGAACTGAAGATCGACGACTGCCAACTCTTGAAGAGTTCTTTTTGGCACATGGTTTTCTGACCCACCAGCCAAGAGTGATCCAGCCTTTCCACAAGAAAATCTTCCGGCACGTTGCCATGTGGGTTGAAGGACGGCTGCCCAACGGACGGCGGAACCTGGCTATCTGCATCCCTCCCAGACATGGCAAGACGTACATAGCCAGAGACCTTGTGGCGTGGGGCCTCATGTGTTTCCCCGACTCGGAGTGGATTTACACATCATACTCCGCCACGCTGGCCATAGCCCAGACCCTAGCTATCAAAGAGTGCTGCGCCTCGGACTGGTATCGGACAGCAGCGCCCTATGTGGGCGTGGCATCCGGGAAGGACAAGCAAAACTACTTCCGAACAACAGCAGGAGGTGCGGTCTATGGCGTGGGCACGGAAGGCTCGCTCACGGGTTTTGGTGCAGGAAGGAAACGACGGGAGTTTGGTGGTGGGATCGTCATCGATGATCCGCTGGTGGCTATGGATGCTCTCACGATACGTCGTGAGAAGTGTAACACATGGTATTCGCAGGCTCTCTACAGCCGTCGCAACTCAGCCCACACTCCCGTGCTTCTCATTATGCAACGCCTGCACGAGATGGATCTCGTCGGGCACGTGCTCTCCGTCGAAAAGGACCTCTGGCACGTCCTCTCCATCCCGGTCATGGACGATGCAGGTCAAATGCTCTGGCCGGAGACGTTCTCGGAGGAAAACGCCAGGCAGATGCAGGAGATAGACCCATTCGCCTTCTCTGCCCAGTACATGCAGGACCCGACGCCAGCAGGCGGGGCCATGTTCAAGCGGGAGCACTTCCAGCGGTACGACGCAGCCCCAGCGCTCACAGCGGTCGGTATCTTCGCAGACACAGCCATGAAGGACGGGGAGAGGAACGACTTCTCCGTCCTGCTCTACGCTGGGACAGACGGCAAGGACATCTACATCATGGACGTGGACAGAGGAAAATGGACGGCTCCGGCTCTGCTGGAGCACGCTCAAGCCTTCTGGTCACGCCATCAGCCCCACAGGATAAGTAACCCCGTGCGCTTCACGGGCTTCCATATCGAAGACAAGGCCAGTGGTACAGGGCTCATACAGACTCTCAAGGCACAGACCTCCATACCCGTCATAGCGGTACAGCGCAGTCGGGATAAGGTCAGCCGGGCCAATGACGTCCTGCCCTATGTGGCCAGTGGCCGCGTCTACATCCCAAACCATGCGCCGTGGGCGGATGCTCTCCTTGCTGAGATGACATCCTTCTCCCCGGCCATGACACATCTGCACGACGACCAGGTAGATACGGTCGTCGATGCCATTGATACCTTACTCATGCCCGGCGGCGGTATGCTTGCCGGTGTCGATTGGAGTTGACATATATGCTCAGACGTCTCGTAGACGGCATCTCAGGCGAACCCTATTACGTCAATGCCATAGATCAGCAGTTTAGACGTGCGGTGCTCGCGCTGGCGTGGCCCATGGAACCCATAGCGGGCGCGATAGTCGTCCTTGGTGAGCTTCGGCACAAGCCCACAGTCATCGGCGAGGCTCGTCACATACACCTGCTGGACGAGGTACGCTCCCACAATCCGGCGGAGCTCATACATGATGCGGAACGGCTCATGCGTCAGAACCATGTGCCCCGTATCATAACGCCGGATGATGATGCCAGGAGCATGCTTATCGACGTGGAGAACGACCAGCGGCGTGCCCAGCGCAGATATCCCTTGCGGTACGAGCCGCCCATACAGTGGCGCGGTAAGGGCACGGGCATGCTGACGTACTATCTCTCCCTCCTGCAGACCCGTCTCGTGGGAGCCAAGACCATCTTTTTCGGCCCGTCGTCCAGCCTGCCATCTGAGGTGAGCCAGGCGTCAACCGCACAGCAGCAGACCACAGAACCCCGCATGGACAAGTGGCCCGGCGTCTGCGCTCTGTGCTGGGCAGTGGAAGCTATCGACTGCAATCCCATGCACGAGTGGAGTTACGGAGCCATGCAACCGGGCGGACATGCCGACGCCATAGGAGGATATTGAGATGAATGATGCCGTTATCTACCAGCCTGAGATACTTCCCAGCATGGCGGCCATATGCAGGCGGTTCTGTGTCGGTGAACGCCAGGTGAAACTGTGGCTCTCAGCCGGAGCTCCCATAGCCACAGAAGGGGACGGCAGTCGTGTGCGGTACAGCGCTGAAGCCATGCGTTTGCAGCTGTGGCGTGAGCGTCAATCCAAAAACGACCCGAATTAACAAAACATGTCAATCCCCCCACCAGCCCCCCACCAGCCCC